CCCGCCCCAACTCTGACCTGCACTTCCCACCCGAACTAGCCCGGCTAACCATGTCTTGGCTGCCTGTCCCCAAGTACATGTGCAAGCAACTGGAAGTCTATACATAAAATTGAAGCGGTTCCAGAGCTGGCAGACGGTGCCAGACACCACCCTACGACACAGAACCAACCATGCAGATCTTCGTAAAAACCCTCACAGGCAAAACAATTACCCTCGATGTCGAACCATCGGACACGGTCGAGAACATCAAGACCAAGATCCAAGACAAAGAAGGGATACCTCCCGATCAGCAACGTCTGATCTTCGCTGGAAAACAGCTCGAGGACGCACGAACCTTGAGCGACTATAATATCCAAAAAGAATCCACCCTCCACCTTGTCCTCCGCCTGCGCGGCGGCATGCCTATCAGGCGCACCCACAACCCGGCGCACGAGATGCTAACCGCGGTGCCCGGGAGCGCCCTCTGGTTCGAGCAGAAGGCGCTGATCCGCCCGCCTCGGCCCGCCCCCTACAACACCGACATGCAGAATCGCCTATTGAGCATGACCCCGGAACAGGCGTCCGCCTACCAGCGGTACCTCCCGGGGTCCCGCACCCTAAAAGGCGTCGAGGCAGGGGGCCCTCTGCGGCTATGCGCCAACATCCGCGCCTGGACCGAAGGCAACGAATGGCAGTGCATCGACGGCGGAAAACTCGACGGTAAATGGGTCAATGGCCAATATCCAAACGAGATCTTTTGCTCAGGGCGCCTCACGGGTGGCGACGGGGAGCATGTGTTCTTCCCGCTTGCTACGGGCGAGGCTGACCCTTTGGGCATAACCTGTCGCTTCGAGCTGAGCGCAGGAGGCAGCCAAGTTGCGGTGCTCCCAAATAAATGGACCCGACCGACCGACACCCGCCGCGGGCGCCGTGCTGCGCGTACGGCGGCTCGGAAGCGCAAGCGCCGCCGCCTTGTCGATGAAGCGCTGCGTCACGTGCTCAACCCACCATACTAAGCCACCACAGCACGCCCCACACAAAATTGAATAAGACCATAACTTTCTTTCTCTCCATCAGACGCAACTAAACAATGGCCGAATCAAAGATCTTTGACCCCATCCACGGCTTCATAACCATAAGCCCTCTCATGAAGCGGATCCTCGCGACGCCAGAGATGCACCGGCTCCGCGATCTCAAGCAGCTCGGCGCGACATCGTACGTCTTCCCTGGCGCAACACACACGCGCCTGTCACACAGCATAGGCGTTAGCCATCTAGCTGGCTTAGTGATGACCGTCCTGAGAACGAACCATCCCGAGCTGGCAATCAGAGAGCGCGACATCGAGCTCGCGCGGATCGCGGGCCTCGTCCACGACCTTGGCCACGGGCCCTATAGCCACCTTTATGACGACAGGGTGATCGGCCCCGAGGAGCCAAAACACGAGGTCCGCGGCTGCAAGATGTTTCGCGAGATGGTGCGAAAGTACCAGCTACAGCTAAGGCCCCAGGAGGTCGATATGGTGACCGCCATGGTAAATCCTAGCGGCGAACAGATCCACAACTGGCGATACCAAATCGTAGCCAACAAGGCATGCCAGGTGGACGTAGACAAGATCGACTATCTGCAGCGGGACGTCTACTACTTGGGCCTAAAATATGGTGGAGAATACTCGCGATTGCTTACCGAGGGACGAGTCTGCTGGGTGGACTCAGTCGTGGGGCGCCCCACACGCGAGATAGCGTGGCCGGAGAAGCTACAATACGAGATATTCTCTCTATTCGCAACACGATACCGCCTCCACAAGCAGGTCTACAACCACCCAGTAGTTAAAGCACATGAGTTCTGTCTTGTCGAGATCATGCGAGGGCTGCGACGTAAAGGCGTTCCCTTCATGCAGCTTACAGACGCGACGGTTCTCTGCCGGACGCGCGCCTCCGCCCCGATGCTACAGACGCTGGCCAACCGGGACGTACCCAAACTAGTAGGGGAGACGGTTAAACAGAGAAAACCAGGTCCTGTAGCGCCATCACCGCGTACCATTCTTGATCTCATCATTGATGAGGTCAAAATCGGGTTCGGTGGCGGGGAAAATCCTCTAGCTCGGGTAAACTACTATGGCCCCGAATGCAATCAGGCTGCCGGCTGGTATGCACGCCTCCTCGACCCACAGAAGGCATCATTCTGCATCCCGGCTCTCCACGAGGAGACTCTTCTGCGACTATATACCACAGACAGAAGTCGCGAAGGCATTGCACGTGCGCAGGACCACTGGAAACAGCTCAAGAACACATATGCGCTAATGGACACGGTAGAGTAGGCTCAAACCGTGGTAAAGCAATGTAAAGACTGACAGAGCAAATATCAGTGGATATACCATTGGATTTGCTTTTTTCCGCTTCCAAACCAAGTAGAACAGGAGGGGGGCGATAAACAGCACATGGGACATATTCACGAGAAGAGCACGCCTGTTAGTCTCAACCGGGTGCTTCTTAGATCCGACCTTCTGCTTTGCCGGCATATGCATCGGCGGCTTAAACAACCCGGTAAGGGAAAGAGTCCCGCGCTGCAGGGGTTGCAGTCGGCAGTCGTAGGCATAGTCATACCAGGCGAGAGCCACATAGGAGACGACGAAAATAGCAAAAAGCGCGGAATAGAGCAACCACCTGCGTTTATAGCTAGGACGATAGAGGAAAAGTGCCATACAGAGGAGAGAAAAAACGATACACTTCACATTCAGAACGAAGGGACGACCGAAAAGACCGCCAGCCATTTTTAGAGTACGCCGCGAAAATTATCTCCAGCCATTACATATGGACGCCGAAGAGATCAAGCGCCTGCGCCGGAGGTCGGGAATAAGCGTAGTGGAGAAGCCTCGTGTAGACACAACTGGCAGCCGCCTCTTCTCTGAGCGCCTGGTAAACATCCTACGGGCAGTCCTCCTGATAACTTTATTCGTTGTAGGGGGCATGGGGTACTCGCCGATCGGTTGCAAGACACAGTATATGTTCACCGACAAGTACTGGTACAACAAACAGATCATCATATTCCTGGTGTTGTATCTCGTCATTAACCTGCGGTCATCGTGGCAAAGAGAAGAGAAAGAGCCTTTCGCCGTGCTCCGCGGCACAGTCATCGCATTCCTGATCTTCAACGCAGTAGCTAGGATGGGGGACGCGTGGTGGGCAGACGGTAAAGGATGGGCCAGCGGAGGCCCCGCAACGTGGTTCGGACTAGCCCTCTTCCCCCTGGTTGTCCTATATGTCCTGGACGACACGCGGCGGTACTACAAGGCCATCGAAGGAAAGGGGCAGTATGCCCGCGTGATCGACACACTTTACAAGGCCGAGCTCGTTGCGGTGGGAGTGACAGCATTGGTCCTCGTCGTAGGTTTCACCAAGTCGTACCGGGGCGCCAGACGGACACGGGGTGGCAAGCTGGGTTTCTGGAGGTTTCTATTCGGCGCACCGTCGGCGACGACAGGGAGAAGCGTGAGATGCCAGGCGCATTGGCCAGCCTACAGGAGCCATCTGCGCAAACTGTCTGCCAGACAGCTTGACTGGAAGAGCGCCATTCTCCCTTGGACGCTGCTCATCGGGGCGGTCCTTATCTTTCAGTTCATCCTACCTACCCCCAACCTCGACGCAAACCAGGACGGCAAAGTGACAGCCGCCGACATAGTGCCGGGCCTTAAGGATATATGGGCGGCGACGGGGGGGCGGATCGAGGCGATCCCAGCGGAAGTCGCCAAGAAAGCATTCGACGAAGCAGATAAAAATAAGAACGGTAGTTTGTCGCTTAAGGAGTTTACGGAGTGGACTGGCCGCACACCTGCAGCCCTCCACACCCCAGCAGTAGCAGTGGGCGCCATGTGAAATCTTTTCTGCCAGTATAATAGATGCCGTCCGCGCCAGCACCAAAGAGCGACACCGCCTCCCGCGCACGCGTCGCACGCGGCCGTCAAGATAGACATCCTGAGCTCGGACTTGATATTGTGCCCCCCAGAGAACGCTACCTCAGGCTCACGAACCAGGCTATGGAGGTAGCAATAGATATCGCCAAAGGAACACTCATTATTTTTGTTCTACAGATGCTGGTGCTCGGAGGCTGGAATCCCCTCGGGTGCAAGGCAGACTTTGTTCTCCGCCATTCCCCCCTCTTCGCACAACTGGCCACCTTCCTTGTCATCTACATAGTATTCGTCATAACCGGCGTGGAAGGAGGCGGCAAAGGCCCAGGACCGACACCCGTGGAGACATTCCTCGGCGCAGTGGCCGCATTCCTGATTTTTAACATCGCGTTACGCGCCGGAGAGGGGGTGTGGGCGACGACATGGCCAGCGCCCTATACGTGGCTTGGTGTGGCCTTACTCCCTCTGGTCATCTGCATGGTCATCTCTGAGATCCGCGGCGACATCAGGAGAAAGGCTCGCGGAACGCCGCAGGCAGTGGATGCAGTCGGGGGCCAAAAAGGGTCACATATAACCCCGCGTACGAGACAGGGACTGCTCAGGTACGACCCATTGCTACACCTTGTGCAGATGACCGCAGCGGGGGCATTCCTCCTGCTGACAGGCATAGGCTTCTTCAAGGCGATGGCACATAGAAAGAAGCGGCTCGGAAAAGCATGGAACCCCATCGACTTCTTGTTCGGCGTCCGAAAAGGGAAGGGGGCTTGCACAGCAGCGTCCTTCCGACGGTATGCGCGAAATCTCGCGCGCAAATAGACTTAAGCCTGAGACAGCATCTAATCACAAACATGGAAAGCAATATCATCACCTCGGATAACCAGTACTCCTTCATCGTCTGGGCCAACGCCCTCAAGCCGCCATCCATTTCCCCCGAGGCCTTCGAGACACTTCTCTCTCTCCATCTTCCCGATTGGATCGCCTGCAGTCAGGTGACTTGGATATCCGCCTACACAAACCTGATCGACTCAGCGCGCGAGCACGCAGAGCTGGCGAAGGAGATAGAGACGCGGCAAGGCAGTAAGAAGGCAGTTGCCCCCGCGAAGACAAATACTCGACCAAAAGACCCCGAAAAGAAGAGAGAACTTCTTGCCTCATTCTTCCCCAAATAACCCTCTTCCCGGATCCCCGTACTCACAAAGATAGCCGTCGTAGAGCGCTTTGGAGCGCGCTTGGCGGACCCGCCAGGGCGGTTCACCTGCCACCGACGCCCCCCAGCCCTCTGGCAACAACAGATAAGTAGGAAATGCGCACCGAACACCCTCCCACGACCAGCCACGGCCGCGTACGGGGGCGCGTAGGAAATAGATGAGTTTAATAAAACGGTCGCGTCGCGTGGCGGTGGTATATATCACAAAGGGAGACGACCAACGGCTGTAGAATCGAGGGAGAGAAGGGAGCACCTGCCTAGAGAACCGTTCCCTCCACACTCGGCGCCAGTACCGCTCCCGATAGCCGGCGAAATCCTTGATAAGGTGCCAAGGTCCATCGGGAATCTCGAGACCGCCGCTATCGTGCACAACAGCCGCACCTGTTCGGAAGCGTGTACAGGACATATAAGTATAGATCCGAGTTTATACTTATATACTTAGAGTTGCCCGCTCAGGGACGCAGCAGCACCAACCAAGGACCCGCAGAAGCCAGCGGAGATACCTCCCGGGTGTCCTGGGGGCGGCCCTTATAGACAGCGTGCCCGTGACCTGACAGCGCACACACTTGAGTGGCCTGTGCCCACTCGCCCTGGCCCATTCGCGATAGCAGGTATAATGAAATTCCTCCCCGCAATTCGAGCATCCGACTTTGTCATGCTCCGGACCTATCTCGCAGAAGCAGATAATACATTCGGTCATACTACAGTAATAAAATATAACATTAACATACCGGATGGAAATCGAGAACCAAAACATACAGTCATATCGACGCCTCATCAGCCCACTCGCACTCTCCATAGAGGTCCCAGCAACTGCACAGGCACTACAGCTAGTGGGTGAGACAAGGAAGGAGGTAGCGGACATCGTAGCAGGGGACAGCCAGAGGCTCCTCTTCGTCGTCGGCCCTTGCTCTATCCACAATGTGCAGGAGGCACGTCACTATGGCAGCCGGCTAGCAGAGTTGGCCCGGAAGGTGCGGACAAAAATCCTAGTCGTAATGAGAGTCTACTTTGAGAAACCAAGGACGACGGTAGGCTGGAAAGGACTGATAAATGACCCAGACCTCGACGGCACGTATCAGGTGAACAAAGGGCTAAAGCTAGCTCGCGAGCTCCTCGTTGACCTTAACGCGAAAGGAGTCCCATGTGGCTGCGAGGTGTTAGATACGATAACGCCTCAATATCTCTCCGATCTTATCTCTTGGGGCGCTATTGGCGCGAGAACAACAGAAAGCCAAGTTCACCGCCAACTGGTATCCGGGCTATCCATGCCAGTAGGATTCAAGAACGGGACGGGGGGATCGGTCAAGTTAGCTGCCGACGCCGTGCTAAGCGCGAGCTTACCACATTGCTTTATGGGAATCACAAACCGCGGGGAGCCAGCCATATGTTCGACAAAAGGGAATAAAGATACACACATAATCCTTCGAGGAGGGTCACAGGGCCCCAACTACTACCCCGACGACGTCGCGGCGGCTGCGAGTCTGCTTGCCGAGCGCGAGGTCCCACAGGCTGTATTGGTGGACTGCTCACATGGTAATTCGGGCAAAAACCACAAGAACCAACACAAGGTGCTGCGCAGCGTGGTCGAGCAGATCGAACGCGGTCGCCGTCGAGGCGCGACGCCGATTATCGGAGTAATGATCGAATCAAATCTCAACGAAGGTAAACAGGAGTTGGGTGGCGTCTTGGCGCCAGGTATCAGTGTAACCGACTCTTGCATTGGCTTCGAAGAGACGGAGAGAATTGTCCTCGCCGCTTACCGCAGATTGGGGGGCCGTATAGAGGAAAATTGAACTGCCAGACAGACAATATTGCATCAACCAAAAATGCCCCCGTAGCTCAGTTGGTCAGAGCGTTGGTCTTATGACAAATAGGTCAGCCGAAGGTCGCGAGTTCAAGCCTCGCCAGGGGCACAGCCGCAGTAGCACAGTGGCAGTGCATCGCACTTGTAATGCGAAGGTCCTGAGTTCAATTCTCAGTTGCGGCTAAAGCATGCATGCCCGAGTGGTCTAAGGGGCCAGAGTCAAGTTCTGGTGTAGAAATACGCGCAAGTTCGAACCTTGCTGCATGCACATAGGGTGTTTGCCCGAGAGGTCTAAGGGGGAAGTCTTAAGAGATTATGAAAACTTCTGGCTGGGAACAGCCGCGTGGGTTCGAACCCCACAGCACCCATTTTTTTCTTTTAGAGATAATAAGTTCTAATCAAAGTCACGGTTTGAGAGAGATCGCGAATAGGGATGCGCACGCTTCCTCTTCGAGAGGGTTCTCCTCCTCCTCCTTCTGGCCTGTTTATGCCGCTTGCGACGTCTCCGCGTCCCGCCGCCGCCCTCGCCGCCGCCGCCGGGCGGCGCGAGGCGGCTGGCGTGGATCACCATGCGCGCCGCGCGGGCGAACCGCGGCTTCAAACAGAGCAGGGCTGGATCAACCTCCACGAGCTTATCCCAGAGCTCGTTGTTGTGCGCGAACTTGACGATTTTCGCAACAGCGCTTTGCGCCGCGCGCGCCGCGGCGGAAGCGTCCGTTTTCCCCAGAAGCGCAGCGGCCGTGCCCGCAGGGTAGCGCCACTGCTCTTCGTCGCGCCACTTCCACCGCCCGAGGTGCTTCACTACGCCCACAGCCGTTTCCCCTTCCCCTAGGGGCGGTATCTCAAACGGTTCACAATTATCGCCAAAGAGGGTCTCGGATATGCGCAGACCCCCCAGCCCACTGCGGATGGCCCATATATATGTGTTGACGAGCTTCTTCAGGCCCGCCGCGGCCTTCTTGACCGCGGCCAACTTGCCCCCGAGCGCACGCTCAGGCCCACGATGTGCTTCCACCGCGTCGTCCATACTGGTGGTGCTCATATAGGCTGCGATGAGTCCCAAGTCCGCCAGCGCTTGGCGCGGCGCTCGATACCCAGCCGCACCGTCGACGTCCAAAGCAAACGAAGGTGAAGGGTGCTCCGCCTGGTACTCGGGCAGCCGCTCCTTCAGCCACGGCTTGAAAGCAACAACAATAACGGCCGCGCCGGAGAGAAGCGCGTCACCAATCGCGGCATCGGACACCTTGTACATGGCCTGCATAACCGCTGACGCCGGCGCCCGGCTGGCGCACGCGGGCGTCCCCAAGGACAGCGCCGGAAGGCAGCCTTCAGCCGACGCCTTCTTCGTCGCCTTCGTCGTGATAAGTGTCGGGCTCACCCTGCTTCGCCCGGCATTGAACTGTTTTGCTACATCCGGCCACGCCCACCCGTCCGCGAGCGGCTGCCTGCAGGCCACTGAGTCGCTCAAGGCGGGCTCCTCGGCAGCGCCTTGCGGGACTCCTGCCCGTGTAGCCCCCCCGCCCGGGGCAGTCGGCCCGCGCCGGTCCAGCGCAGCCGGCCCGCCGTCCTGCCCGACCGGTCGGCATACTCGCCCAGCAGGCCAGGCTACGGTCCAGGCGAACGCGTTTTCGTCCGGCACCATCATCTGCAGCGCCTTGTTGATCTGGTGCAGCAGCATCCCGAGCATGTATTGCGCCAGAATCGTCGACGGGGTCATGTCTCGCCGGACTCGCCCGAGCCACTTTGGGTTGAGTGCGGAGAAAGAGGCGATCATGGCGCCCTTCACCGGCGCCCGCCCCACGGTCAAGATCCGCGCCCAGTCGAACGTGCTGAAACCCAGGAGCCCTATTTCTTCGACCGTGATGTCTGAGGGTGTAGCAACGTCCTGAATTCCCGCTAAGACAACCTCTGCGATCCCCTGAGGAAGGCGGTCCGCGCCGCCGGAGGCCAGCCTTTCCTGCTTCTTTGCCATCTCACCGGAAGCGACTGACGCCCGCTGCGCCTCATAGGTCTCAGCGATGCGTCGCGCTTCCTCGTAGCGGTTGATCCTCCGCTGCACTTCCTTGCAGGTGCTTTTTAGGGAAGCTGAGAGCCGCTCAACGACAGCGGCGCGGTGAGCCGCCGCGCCGGCGCTCCATGGAATTCGCCCACCGGGGCCGAGCCGCGCCAGGGCGGTGAGCGCGGCCTTGACGCAGTACTTCACATCGGCTTCGAGTTCGTCACCACCGAGCGCCTCGTGCGCGGCTTCGACTTCCCCCCAACCCCGCGCGGGCTTTTTCCAGTCAACACCAAAGCAGAGCCGCTGAGGGAATGCCGGCGCCGTTGTAATAGGCTGATCAAGCCGCCCGAGCGACCTTTTAAGCCAGTTGCCACCTGGCCCACCCGCCGCTGGCGCGGTCGGGTGGGCGAAGCAGGCAAAGGGCGGCGCCGGCAGCGGCGCACCCGTATACACCGCTTCGAATATCTCCTTATATTTCCGCCAGACAGCGCATGAATCCCGATGCACGACAAACAAATCGTTGACCATCTCCTGTATCTGCTCTTTCGTTCGATCACCCCTGCCTTCGTAGAAGCTTTTCCACAATTTATCGGACATCACCCGGGCCGCCGTGGGAAAGAGCTGCTTCCCTCCCCGCCACCGCAGATACGAAAACGCCTTTGCAACCTCGGCCAGTTTCTCTGCGTTGCCCGCGGCGTTGCCGAACCACCACTTGAGAGGCCACTTTACAGACCCACCGAGACTATTGAGCGACGTGAGCGCGACGACGGAGGACTTGGCGTCGTGCGCAATGCTTATTTGTTGCTTGCGGATGGTGTACCGTGTGCACCCTTCGGCCACCCCCAGACTAACCAACAGCTCTCGATCGACTGGCTGTGGGTCGACGTCGACTGTTCTTCTAAACGAGGTTCCTGTCACGCACGGTTCATTCGTGTCACT